CACCGGCACTTGATCCAGCCCAAGCTTGCGAGCAGCAGCCAGACGACCGTGGCTTGCGATGATGCCGTTGTCGCCATCAACCAGAACCGGGTTTGTCCAGCCGTATTCGACGATGCTGGCGGCGATCTTGGCGATCTGCGCATCGGAATGCGTGCGCGGATTGCGGGCGTAGGGAATCAGCGCCTCGACCTTGCGGTACTCGACGTTGAGCGTGTTCAAAGATGGTGTCCTGAAAATAGAAAACCCGCCGACGAAGCCGTGGGCGGGTTTTGGGGTTAGTGCGAACTGGCGGGGTGCGAACTGCGAACCGTGCGAACCTTGGTTCGCGCCCTGACGCTAAAAAAGCGCCGCGCTCGCTCCCCCCGCATTGGTTTTTGGCCAGGAAGGACCCCTTTTGCCTTGGGCCACTTCCTTTGCTGTCACCGCTGTCCAGAAGATAGCTGAAATACTACGCCACTCCCGGGTGTTTTGTTGCATGTCCGGCAGCCCCCAAAAAGGACAAATGCATCAAGACAAAGACAAACGCATCACCCATTACCCTACGTTGCTCAGGAAGTTGAAACCTGATGGCCGTTGGCAGTGTTGAGCATTGTCGTGACTGTCTCCAACGCCTTTTGCCACCTGCGCCACGCCGTGGTGCGGTCGCAGGCGAATCGAATCGTGATGTCCCGCCAGCCATAACGTTTCGCCCGCATCCATACCAGATGTCGCTGCTCGACTTCCAGGCATTGCACCCACTGCATCGTTTCCAGCATCCGGTCGATGGCATCCGGGCTTGGCGGAAACGGACGGTACACCTTCTCATCTGCGGCAAATGACTCCCACTCTTTGCGCACGATGGCAGGCCAGCAATTGAAATAGCCTTGCACACGTACCGGAGGTAAGCGTCGTCCAGTACTGGCAGCCTCCTCGAAGCGCGCGGCCACGTCTTCAATAGTCCAAGCGTTGCGACGGTTAGCCATGACGTCGTCCTCCTGTACCGTAGAGACGTTCACCGATCTGGCGCACCAGTTCACGCTCCATCCAATCCAGACGTTCGTCATCGGCATTGACGACGAGGATATGCTGGTCGCGCCAGCCGCGTTGCTTGATAACGTCTACGTCCTGAACGTCAGGCTGCAGCCGTCCCAGTGGGCAACGGTATTGGGGTGTTGGCAGTTTCATCTCACACCTCCGGTTCCAGTGCGTGCTGGGCGATGGCCCAGTTCAGCAGGGCCAGAGCATCAGCTTCGTTGTCATCGACTGGGTTATGGCCACGCGCACGGATCGCCGTAATCACGTCCGCCTTGCCAGCATTGCCTTTGCCAGTGGCGTGTTTCTTGATCGTGCCGACGGGCACGCCTTGGTACGGGATCTGGTGGTGCTCACACCACGCAGTGAGCGTGGCGAGAAAACCGCCGTAGGCGTGGGCCGCATCGGTCGAGACGTGACGGCGTACTTCTTCGAAGTGCAGGTAATTGATGCCGTCGCAGGATTGCTTGATTTCAGTGAGCCAGCGTTTGAAGCGCAAAAAACGCATGCCGCCGCCTTCGAAACGTTGTGGCCGGAAGCTTTCGGAACCGCTGGTGATGTGACCGTCGCTGTCGCGCAGCGCCCAGCCAGTGGTGGTGCCCAGATCAAGGGCGAGGATAGTTGTGGTCATGGTGTTAGTCCTTGTTTGGCACGGGTCTGACGCAGCTGACACGGCATGTCGAAACTCTCCTAAGGCGCGCACACGCGCACGCGTATAGAGCGTTATGTGCAAATGCGTCAGCTGCGTCAGACGATGTGTTTTTCATGGGGTCAGTTGTCCGTGTAGGGGGTGTATGCGGGCATCGGCGGATGCTTGAGGCCAATGCCCTGAAACCCGCGCACACCCATGCCGTTACGCCATTTCTCGATCCCGCGTGTGATGAGCAGGTCGGAGAAACGTCGTTGCGCGCCGATGAACTCCCCGGCGGACTCAGCCCACTGTTTCCAGTCAGTGAACAGTTCGGCAGTCAGTGACTTGGCGTTGGGTTCGCGCACGCAGCGTTCATCAAGCCAGCGACCCAGAGCGTCCTCGGCCTCGAAATACTCCTCGGTCGCCGACACCACGCAGGCGGGCGGCTTCAAGCCATCGCGTTGCCACGCAAGGCAACCGGCCACAGCCCACGCCAGAATCCCGTCTCGCTCGGCCAGCAACTTCTCGGTCAGCCGGCCATCGCGTTTTTCCGGCGGGATCGTCACCGTGAACGGGATCATGTGCATCCGCCGCTTCATCGCTTCGTCGATGTTGCGGATGGCGGGCTTGTGGTTGCCGACGATGATGGGCTTGAACTGCGGCGTGTACTCGAAAAAATCCTGGCGCATGAAACGTGCTGAGATCTTGTCGCCGCCGGTGATGGCCTTGACCTTGGATTCGTTCAAGCGTCGACCCTGCTCGGTTTCGATGGCCGTCACGAAGCGCGCGCCACGCAGGCCCGCCAGATCGGTCGGGTGGCGGTCACCACGCGTCTCGACGAAAGTGTCCATCGACGCGGTGGCGGCGTAGTCGCCGAGGATGGTGCTGATGGCATTAGCGAACACGCTCTTGCCGTTGGCACCGGTGCCGTACAGGAAGAAAAGCGCGTGGGCGCTGGTCACGCCGGTCAGGCAATAGCCAACCATCCGCTGCAAGTAGGCCTGCAGGTCAACGTCGCCGCCCGTGATATCGGACAGGAATGCCATCCATTGCGGGCAGTCGCCAACCGGCGTGGCCGTGGTGATCTTGGTCATTCGGTCGGCGCGGTCGTTTGCGCGCTTGCGGCCGCTCTTGAGATCGACCACGCCACCGGGGGTGTTGAGCAGCCACGGATCGGCGTCCCATTCATCGGTGGTGGCCGCATGCCTGCGGTCGGCGCGCGCCAGTCGCTCGACGCCACCAACTGTACTGGCGCTGGCCAGCTTGGCCGCGACCTTGGGGTTGTCGGCGCGCACGGCGGTCTGGCGACAGACGCTGCGGATCAAGTCGGTGGCGGCCAGCGTGTCCTCGGTGCGCCAGCGTTGGCCATCCCACACCAGCCACTTGCCCCAGCCAGCCACGTATCGCCAGTCGCGGTGGTAGCGGCGCGTGAAGGACAGCGCCAGCGCGTCCTCGGTGCCCCAGACGGATTCGTCGCTGCTGACCACCGGATCGACGTCATCGGCCACGTCGTGCATCTGCAAGCGTGGGCCGTGGGTTAGAAAGGTAGCGACATCAAAGCCTTCGGCGATGGCATCCGCTGCATCCCAGCCTTCCGTTGCATCTTCCGGTGGGTACAGGATGTGGCAGGACTTCGCGCCCGCTGTCAGAACGGCCTGCGCCGCTTGTGCTGCGTACTCCCAACCCGGCTTGTCGCGGTCGGGCCAGATCAGTACGGCTTTTCCCGCCAGTGGCGACCAGTCAGTTTTGTCTACTGGAGCGTTCGCACCGTGCATTGCCGTGGTGGCATTGACGCCCGCCTCGATCAAGGCCTGTGCGCATTTCTCTCCCTCGACCAGCACCACCTGTGCGGCGCTGACCATGCCCGGCTGGTTGTACAGCGGACGTGGATCAGGTGGTGCCATCTTGTGTCGCTTGGCATCCCAAGGGCGGAACTGTTTTTTCTGCCCGGGAGGGTCGTAGCGGTACACGACAGCAATCAGCTTGCCAGTGGCGTCGAGGTAGTCCCATTTGGCGGTGGCCGGGCCAAGCTCATCAACGGGTGCGGTTTGCTTCTTGCCCTTGCGAACCGGTGCGGAGCGGGCACGCCCGAGCAGATCAGCAGCGGCATCCAATACACGGTTGAAGTCAGCTTGTGCGGATAGCGCTAAATGGCGTGCAATGAGATCGAAGATGTCGCCACCATCGCCAGTGGCACGATCCGTCCACAGTCCGGCTTTATCGCCGTCGAGCACGACTTCGAGGCTGTCGCCCGGGCTGCCCAACACATCACCGATCAGGAACTTGCCCCGGCGTTGCTTTCCTGCCGGGAACAGTGTGATCAGCACAGCGGCTAGACGTGCTATGAGTTCGGCGCGAATCTCGTCGCGCTCGGTGTCACGGCTTTCCGGCACAGGAGATTTAGGCACGTCGTTGAAATCGATCATGCGTCGTCCCCCTGTGCATCGTCTGGTCGCCACTCCTTGACGGCAGAGCTCTTGGCCGCCCACTCCGACAGTTCGGACAAACGGTATCGAATCAAACCGCCCAAAACGTAGTGCGGGATGCGGTAGCGCGAACGTGCCGTGGGGTCGCGGAACCAGTAATACGGCAGCCGCAGAGCGATGGAGGCTTCACGGCCATCGATCATGGTTTCAGTTGTTTGGGTATTCATGCTTGCGTCCTCCAGCAGCGGTCTTGCCACGCGCACATCCGGCATTCGAAGTGGGTCGGGTCATGGAATGCGCGCGGCAGCAGTTCTCCCGCCTCAGTCGCTGAGATGACCTTTACGGCCCGGTCCGACATGCGCTGTGCCAGCGCCGCATCAAAGGGCACGAGTTCGGTGTAGATCTCCATCGTGTCGGCGTTGAGCGCCGTGAAGATCGCCGGGTGCTCGTGCAGTTCGAGATAGGCTTGGTAAATCGCCACTTGCGCGGCGTAGATGGGTTTGGACGTGGCCAGCCCTTTTTTCTCCAGATCACTCCAGGACTTGTTGCCCAAGGCTTTGCACTCCCAGAGCGCGGGATAGGCGAAGCCATTAGGGCCTCCGACGATGACACCGTCGATGTGCCCCTGCAGGCGGCCGTCTGCCACCGAGAAACCAAACTGCTCGCCATTAGCCTTGCGGGTGCGCAGGTCGAAGCCTGCCTCCCGCAGCCACGCGACCATGCAGTCCTCCATGACATGGCCGCGCTCAAAGATCCGAAGCAGCCGCCCATCGTGATCCCGCCCGTGGTCGATGGGAGCCTTGGCGTACTCGAACTGCAGCGCACGCTCGCAGGCCACCCCGAGGCGCGAGGCCCCGAGGTACTGGCGCTCGGATTGACGGGCGCGGACCTGCTGCATTCCCGCGTCGACCAAAGCGGCGACCTGGCCAGAGATGCTCGATGATGAATTGAAGTCGATCATGGCTTTTTCCCCTTCGGTTCATCCCAAGGCAGGTCGTCCTCCAGGTCCGCGAAGGGATTGGCGGCATCCGGTGCCAGCGGATCGGGCGTGGGCGGCAAGCCCCGCACGGGCGGGAACTTGGTGGCCTCGTGGTGTGTGACCATCGCGTCCGACCAGCAGGTGACAATCGCGTCGATCACCCGCAGCGCTTCGGCCTCGGAGTAGTCGCCCAGTGGCTTGGTGAACCCGATCTCACCTGCCGTCTGGCCGAAGGCCTTGAGGCACTGGCGCATGGCGGCAAGCTCGACATCAGACGGATCGATCATGGCGACCTCCGTTCTGTCGATGCGACCATCCTTTGCGCGTTGCCAAGTGCCATAGAGCGCGTGAAACGCGTCCTGACAGCGGCGTGAGCAGAACACCCAGTCGAGCACGTAGCGGCGCGCATCGCCGGTCTTGAAGCGGCCGTCCGAGTGGCCGTAGCCGCGTGCTTGTCGTTTGCAGACCCAACATTTCATCGGCCTCCCTCACTGCGCCCACGACGGCTTGCCCGTCACGGGTGCGCGTTGCGGTGCCGGTGCCTGATACACAGGTGCCGCTGCCTGCGCCGGAGCGCCGGAATTACCGCCGCTCGTGGTCTTGGGTGGCACGCCCATGTACTTGGCGTAGTCGGGGTGGTCGGGTTCAACCGCTACCTTGACCACGTTGCGGTCTTGGCCTTTGCCGTCCTTTTCGATATCGACGCGGGCGAGGAACTCCAGGCCATCCAGTTCGTGAAAGCCTTGGATGCGGCGCGCAGCGGCGGCCTGCGGACTGTTGTCTTGCGGGTGGACGTTGCGAGCACTGTTGAGCGCGGCGCGGATGAAGCTGCGCCCCATCTGGCCCCAGGTCGGGCCCTTCTGGGAGTGCAGGCCGATGTTCGACCACATCTTGCGTTTGGCATGGTCGCCAGCGGTGACCACGAACTCGGCGGCGAGATAGATTGAACCGGTATCGAAGGATTCGGTGGCGTAGCCGCCGCCCCAGCCTTGGCTGGGATCGTCATAGCCACCAGGCTTGAGCGTCATACGCACCGGCACGATGCTGCCCTTGGGGATCAGGTCAAAGCCGGACTGCTGCGATTCGGCGTCGTTGAAGTCGTTCCAGTTGTTGCTGGTAGTGGATTGATGGTTCATGGCGATTACTCCTGAGATTCGTGGGATTTGTCAGTGGCAGTGCGGATGGGCGTGACGGATTCGCCCGCGCACTTGGCGATCAGTGCGCGCAAGTTCGGCGGCTCTAGCGGATCGAGGCGACCGCTGCGGTCTTTGGCGGGGAAGCCGTAGGGATTGACGGTGTGCGTGACGAAGGCGCGGTAGGCACTACCGTCGTCGGTCTTGATCTCGGCCAGCGTCACGACTTCATCTACGATGCCGGGCAGTTCCAGACTGGTTTTGCTGCCTTCAAT